TCAGGTTTCGTTTTCTGGACTATCTGTAATCCGCTGTTTTTTTGGCAACAGAGAGTTGCTGGTTTGATAGTTACCCGGCTCATATAAACGCACAATTTTTCGTAACGTAAGAAAATTGTACTCTTTATCAATGAAAACAGGTTTACCTGTCCCAGACTGAGGGCGGATATGTGTTTCCTTGCTCTCATGGTGAGATAAATAGACACCGCCGTACACTTGTTCAGCAACCGGTTCAAAAGCCATTGACTCAGCAAGGGTTGACCGTATAATTCACGCGATTACAGCATCTCGCGGTGTAATGCGCCCTTAGCTCAGTTGGATAGAGCAACGACCTTCTAAGTCGTGGGCCGCAGGTTCGAATCCTGCAGGGCGCGCCATTATAAATCAATGAATTACGCTATCCTCAATCCTGCCTGACTTATTTCCTGTGTCGTATTTGTGTCGCTGCTTCCAAAAATCAGATCAATTTTCCGTGCGTGCTCCGTTAAATGATTAGGGGCCAGGTGCGCATATCTCTGGACCATTTCAATCGATTCCCATCCACCCATTTCCTGTAAAATGGATAACGGGACACCGGACTGAACCAGCCAGCTTGCCCAGGTATGGCGCAGGTCGTGGAAGCGAAAATTTTCGATTCCGGCTCGCTTCAGACCCGCATCCCATCCTTTATGGTTACCGAGACTCATTTTCCTGACTGCGGGGGTGATTGTTCCATCAGGTCGATGTTTTGCTTTCGTGTAGACAAAAACCCACCTGGAATGTTTTCCAATCTGATCGCGAAGCACTTTGCATGCGGTATCATTCAGGGCTACGCCGATAGCCTTTCCCGCTTTAGCGTCCTCTGGATTTACCCAGGCAATTTTCCTTTGCATATCGACCTGCTGCCATTCCAGGTTGATAATGTTAGAGCGCCGAAGTCCTGTCGCCAGCGCAAAAGTAACGACCGGCTTTAAATCATCAGAAACGCATTCGATTAGCCGTGAGGCCTCATCTTTAGTGAGCCAGCGGATACGCTTGCTCCCTGGCTTTCTCACCTTGATAACAGGTGCATCCTTTATCCAGAGCCAGTCCTTCTCAGCTATACGGAAAAGACCCCGCATAAATGACAGATGCTGTGCCCTTGTCTCCTGGCTAACCAGCTTTGGCTTGTATTCCGGTGGTTCCTTTCCTTTCCTGATTGCAGCGTCCCTGCTGCTAACCCAGTTCTGATAATGTTTTCTGTTGGTCATCCCTTCGACGACGCCGTATACATCATTCGCCGTAATAGACGAAATGTCCCTGCCCGAAAAATGTTGCAGAAAAAACTCTATCTTGGTTTTGTCATCATCAAGAGCACGCTTGTGCTCTTTTTCCCGTATCCAGCGGATGCAACATTCTTCAAAAGATCTGGACGGAAGATCCCCTATCTTATCTACCCGCCACGCCTCTGCCTTCAGTTTGTCGTGCAGTTCCTGCGCTTGCTTTTTGTCCCCCGTACCAAGAGAGCGTCTAACTCTTTTTCCTGACGGCGTAAAGAAATGACAGTGCCACACACCGCCTCTGAGGGTGATTGACATAAATTATCTCCTTTATGATCACCCGCGTTCGCCTGTTTAGTTTCTTGCGGGGAATACAAATATGCAAGGCATGCTGATGCGGTTGTTCGATACTTATTGCCTATCTTCTTACCGGCCAACTGCCCTGAGTTAATCAACTGGTAAATAGTCCTGGTTGAAACATCCAGAATTTCAGCCGCCTTTTTCGCTGGAATTGCCATTTCAGATGTCATCATTATTTCTCCTCTGCCCGCACGAGCGCAGCCGACGCATACCTGTCATCGCCGTGGCCACGTAGCTCGCCTTCCGGTTCACCACCTCAACCCAGACCTTTACACCTTCCACTCTGACGGTGTACGTCTCTTTCATTTTGCTGCGTCCGTAGTCGCCGTAGCGCTCTGCATGTGTCGCCAGTGCTATGTCGCATGCCCGGTGCGCCAGTGGGGACTGTTTGCTGCCGCGGTTAATCAGCTTCATGGTTACCCCCATCGATCCGTCTGAATGCGATTACCCAGACCCAAGGGTTGGCGTCGAAGCTGCCAGAGCCATTAACCTTGTCCCACCACGCTTTGAAGCCATGCATTTCTGGGCACATCCCAACCGAAACGCCAGCGATTGCATAATGTTCGGCATGATTAAAGGCGTGTCCCGCTACGGTGTCGCAGTGTTCAAGCATGTCGCCAAGGTCATTCAGCAAGTCTGATTCATCAGCAGCCTGAAGTCTCTCGACGCGGATTCCGGTTATCTCCAGAGTGATTCGGCTTGCGGCGCGAGGCATTACTGCGCCAGATTGTGGCCGAGTCCAGTCTCCCCATTCTGGATCACCATCGGCCCAATACCAGAAATCTGGAACTTCATGCGGCACTGCAGGGTTGAAAAAGTTAAATGAGGCGAGACGTGAAAATGGTTCTCTGACGCAAAGGCGATCACCCACAGTTCCGAACGGGCACAGATAAATTTGCTCGCTGGTATCAATCCATGGTCCATCGATTAATTTCGCCAGGCCATCTTCGTCAGGTTGCGATTTCATCACTCGGCGAACCTGCGCCATGCTTCCATCAAGCAGGGCGCGCACCTGGTGAACATTGAAAATCATTCCGCGCTCAGTCATTCCAGGCCTCCAGCTCGTTTTGTATTTCTTCGTCGATTTCGTCGGTAGTAGCTTCTTCATCGAGGAAAGTTAGTGCCTCTTTGAGATACTGTTCCCGGCGTTCGTCGTACCAGGCAGAAAACTCTGGCGACCAGCCAATAGTTGTGCCTTCATAGTCAAACTTGGCGTTGTCTTCTGCCATACGCTCAACCATGCAGGAAGCCGTTGTTAGCGCAGCTTCACGGATATAACCCCGGAGGTCACGTTTGCGCCAATACGGGCTGTATTTCGAGTCGCAGCGGCCTTTAAATTCAATAGTCCATCGACGGATGCAACGTGCATTTAATGATTTGCTCATGTCGTTACCGGGAGGGCGAACCCTCCCGCCTCCTTTAGCCCACGTATTCCGGTTTCATATCCGTGAGGGTGATGCTGTACTTGTCGTGCAGCTCGTCGCCGAGATGGCGTTTCGCGGCGGCCAGCGTTCGCTCAGCTTCGGCGAACCGCTCTGCAGCATCAGGTTCACCCGGCTGCGGCAGCGAGTTGATCACTGCGTCAACTTTGTTTTTGGCGTTAACCTGGTGATAGCGGCGTGTCGCCTTATTCTTCAGCTCGGTGAACAGCGCAGTGCCGAGCGTGGCTTTTGCTTCGTTGATGTCGTTACCGACAGCGGAGGCTGATTCCAGTGTCTCTGCTGTTTCGATGCGTGCGCGGAACCCATCGGCGATAGCGTCGATGCTCACTACTGGTTCCTGTGAGCCTGTGGACGCATCGGCTTTTCCATCGGCGATTTCGGTCAGACTCATACGCTGTGGTGCCGGGTTAATTTCGCGCTCTTCACGCTGATCAACTTCATCAGGCTGTAGACGCCAAGAATGACCTCAGGGCAGTAGAGGCGGGCCCAATACTTCACAGCCAGGTACGCGATCTGTTGTTTCGGGTTCGACACCCAAAGCGGCGAGTTGCGAGTGACAACACCTGACAGGTAGATCGGCTCACCCCAGGTGATTTCAGTCTCACCGCGCAGGGCGGCGCCAACCTCGACGTAAAGGCCGATTTCGTCTTCATCAGTCCATCCGCGCACGCGCTCGGTGACATTGTATTTCCCGTTCTTCCCGTGTTTCTCCCGCGTGACTTCCTGCGTGCGGGTGCAGCGCTCCCACTCTCCGCCATAGCGATAATGGAACCGGCCCTTGATGGCGTTTGAGCTGGCAATCACGGCATTGACCAGTTGAGCCTCATAGCCCAGCACACCGTTAACCAGATGTGTTTTCTGCGCAACGGCGTAGGGGTTCATGCCCCACTGCATCGCCTGCATGACGATCGCCATACAGTCGGCGGGCTTACCCGCCAGGTGCGCAGGAACGGTTACCGCTGATTGCGCCATCAAGTCAGCAAAGGCGGTCAACTGCCCGAGAGCCTGAACGTTGAATACTGCGTTACTGGCAGAAATGGTATTTGGAGCCTGCTCAGTCGTGATGATGTTAGTATTTTGCATGGTCAAATCCTCCATTAAGCCAGTCGCAGCGCTTCAAGGCGGCGCAGGTCGAAGTCGTTAAGTTCGTCGGTGTAATCATCAATGATCGGCGCTGGCCATTCCCCAGTGTCGAAGCCGGTTGCAATAGCGCGCATCATTTTGCGGTACTCAAGCATGCCCAGTTCCAGCAGGTCTGCGGATGCCTCAATAATGGCGATCCAGTGGTAGTTCTCGTCTTTGTTGACGAATATCCAGAAGAACTGATCCAGCGCCGCGGTTTCGCAGTACATAGCCGCGCTCAGGTGATAATCACGTTCAATAATTTCCCGGTGTAGCCTGGCGCGCAGGCTTTCCTGCTTAACACTCCACATACTGATGGTTTTCAGGTCTGCGCCGACACGCACGCCGTCCAGGTCGATTTCCAGATCCGGACGCACACGGACTTCCAGCCCAGTTTCGTCGTCAAACCCGAAGTAGCTCACCTCAACGGCTCGGCTCGGGTGAGTCAGCAGCTTGCCGGCGGTCGGGTGCTGAAGAAGGGCTTTCTGAATGGCTAATGCGGTACTCAGTTGCTGGCGGGTAACCAGTACTTTTTCTTCCGGGTTTTCGCGCCATGCATCGATCAGTTCGTCGGCAAATACGGCTTCCGGGTTGACAGCTTTCACTGCCAGAATCAGATCGGCCTTCGTGCCAGAGACTTTCAGCGGTTGCAGCTTCTGAGCTTCCTGCGCGACCCGGTCAGGATTGATAATCGCAAGTTGTTCGAGTAGCGCGTCGCGGCTGCCGCTGGTTTTAATCTGCGCTGGCAGGGTGGCGTTGTACTCTTTGATGCACGCCTTCATTGCTGTTGCTGTCTTCTTCTGGTCTGCATCGATACGTTGGAATTCAGCTGGCAGCGCCATATAGTTCTGCGCCGTTTCATCCAGGCCAGCGCCCAGCGACACCAGCGCTGGCAGGGTGGCGTTGTACTTTTCCAGCAAAGCTTTGATATCGTCTGCGCTCAGTTGCGCTGGCAGGCTGGCGTTGTACGCATCAATAAACGAGCGGATCGTTGCCGTGGTGGTAAATGCGCCTTCCGGAATTACGGGTTCAACGCTAAATTCTTCATCGAGCTGCTCTGGCTGCAACGCCAGCGCATGTACCAGGTTTCCCATGTCCAGCACTGCGGATCGCTCTTTGACGATGGTTTTCTCAACGTGGCGCGCATTGAAGTACATCAGCGAAACGCGCGCATCTTTTACCTGGGTGGAACTGATGCCGTTGGCGGCGTGGTAAACCTCGTTCGGCAGACCTTCATAGCGACCAGGCTCGAAGTAAGCGGGGTAAACAACCGCTTGTTCGTCAGATTGCGCCTCTGGCTCGGCGTGTGCCAAAACTGGTTCAGTCTGGTTTACAGAATCGCTATTTTGGGCGACAGATTCCGTATTTTGGTTTACATCGGCCTGCTGGCCGGGATGTGACTCTTCACCAGTTTCCAGACTGCTTTCGCCTGACTGCATTTCATTACCAACCTGTTTTTCATCACTGACAGTTTCTTGAACCTGCACATTGCTGGTGGTTTCCGTAGCCTTTTTCGTGCCATGAGTTGCTGAGTTCTGCAGTAAAGCCGTAACGTCGAATATTCCGTTTCCGACATTTTTAACCAGTTCTTGTTCGGCTTTATGTGGTTGTGCTGCCGCCTCCTCTGCGCGGCGGCGTGCTCCTTCTTCACACACGCGTTTCAGGTACTCTTCGTGAGTGCAGAAGGATTTGCGCGGAGGCTCCTTACTTTCAGGTTGGGGAATACCCTGTGTTGCGGGCTCAGCTTCATGCAATGGCAATAACTCAACCGCGGAATTGAACTCAGCTGTCATGGTCTGGTTAACGAACTCCAGATGAGCAACCGGCGTCAGGTGAATATTTTCCGGCGCGATACGTATCAGGTTAAAAATAGCTGTGCGGTTAACGCCAAGAACGCCGGGTTGATTGCGCAGAATGGTGCTCCATGATTTCCACGGCTCTTCTTTTTTGGTCACGATTTCTTTAGCGCGACGAAGAATGCTGCCCGGGATCTCGAAGTGGTTGAAGTCCATAGGCAGAAGGGCGCAGGCAATCTCTGAATCGAGAGTATCCAGCGTGTGGTGTGCACCTTCGCCACGGTCAGTGACGTAACCGCCGTTGGCATTGGTTCCGGAATCAGTACGCTGCACGCTACTGATGCGATTACCGGCAGCCCACTCGCGAGCCAGGATGCCACGGTCAATGTAATCATTTGCAGCCCATATTCTGGTGAAACGGAGGACGATTGACAGCTCATGACGTTTTTCTGTATGGAAAACAGTTTTGATTGCGTCAGTGAATTTCCAGAGCTGCGCCGTACTTAACTTTTCCAGCTCGGGGACATTTCTGACCGCAAGAAGCAGGTTTTGGACATAGTGGTTTTCATCATCCTGTGACAGCTTGATAATCTGAACACGCTGAGAATGATTGATGTGATGGGCTGTCGCATCGCTGATGAACTGCGAGAGCAGTCGACGGCTGAAGGCCATTTCTGCAACCGGATATTCGGTTTTATCGTCGTCGTCCGCATCAACCCTGAGATCAGGGTCAATGGTTTCGCCGCCGTTCGCGGTGACTTCCGTCGCCGCGGGTACTTCGGCCACCACTATTTTTTCCCAGTTGATGCCGTCCTCTTTCAGCTCATAGCGATCGCACCAGGTTAAATCCACAACGCCTTCTTCTGGAAGATCATCAACTACCGGAAAATTAGTACGTGCAGGTTTGTTGTAGTCCTGCCCGCGACCGGTTTCGATTTCTGCCTCTTCCAGCGCAACGTCGAGTCGAAGATTGGCGCGGGCTTCGGTTTTCGCAGTGAACCAGACGACTGCATCTGGTTTGCCAGATTTCTGAGTGGCTTTAACCACGTAGAAGAATTCCATATGAGATCCTCAATTTTGGATGTATAATCCCCGGGCCATTGGTAGCGCCCATTGGGTGTTCATTGGTTTTGTGTAATTTCCGGTGTACTTTGGTTGGTGGCACCGGACGTACAGGCCCGCTTCGGCGGGTTTTTACGTTATGACTCGTGGGCCATCTGGTCGTATGAAGCACAACGTACTGAACAGTAATCACGTTGCTCGCGTTTCAACTGCGAGCCGTGGATGAAGAGCAGTTCGTTTTTAACTTTCTTCCCTTGCTCGATCGGCTTGCGGCAGTATGCGCATTTTTTCTCCTGCATAACCCCCTCCGTTAATGGCTAAGGCCATGTCCTACACCGTTTAGATAAACCTCAACCAGTAAGTCTTTTATGTAGGTTCTCTCCATGCCGCGCTGGAGATACAAGCGACCGCGCGCATTAGCTGATGCAGTCCAGGTCGAATCATTGTGTTTGACGAGCATGCCCGGCATAACTGCGCCGCGGTTTACTGTCTGTGTACCGTAGTGCTGATGAACCATGATAACTTCTCCCGTGTTATGCCTGTTTTGTTAACCCACTCATGCTGCGTGGGTTCCTTGCTTTCCACAGCCGTAGGAATTCGGTACTCTGTCATTTACACAGTCGTAACAAGGAAATGAACATGTCAGAGCCACTCAATAAACCACGTTGTCCAAAGTGCGAAATCACTGGTAATGAACACATTGTTTGCGCGCCAAGCGAACAGATAAATCGTGTTGGAGACCCGTGGTTTGAAACTGCATTTTGCTCAAATTGTGGTCATATACATGGCATATTTGCTAAAGTCGTTTATGGGCGAACATCTGTCCCGGTAAGGACGCCTGACCTTTAAGCTGGCTTTTTTTGCCAGCTTTTGTAGCTCCAGGCGGTTTGAACTTGCGGCCGCCACTAAGCATTCGGCTACATCTTTAGTTTTGAGATCCGTCAGGCTAGTCGCTTTCAGCTGAGCCTGAATGAACTCCACCACTTTTATAGCCACTGCCAACACGGCTTTTGATTTATCCATCTCACCCTCTCGATGCCTTGTCGCCGGCCAGCGGAACGTTTCACCTGACAACGATGCGCTTGTTGTCGATGTAGCTAAAACTACAACATTGAGTTTCATTTGTCAAGAACATGAAACTTTAATTAGTAATTAATGGCGTGCAAAACACCGGACATTGCCAGTGCTATTGAAAGGGAAGGTTAGTTTTTGAGGTGTTTAATCAGATCGCTTACGTCATCTTTCAGTGATTGCAGGTCTTGCAATACACCTTTAGCGTGGAGAATCAATCGATGTTTTTCTGACTCGGGGAGCTGATTGAAGATTGAAAGCAGTGCTTCTTCAGTTACATCAAGCTTTTTGAGAATTGATTGCTGAGAAATTACCTCCCCACTTTCTGCATTGGGAGCCATGAAGAACCAATGTTCAGGCCGACCCATAACGTCAGCTAGTTGCTTTAACTTCTTTCCTCGAGGTACTGACGATCCTTTCGCCCACTTCTGTACCGCCTGCGGCGTAACTCCTACGCGACGGGCTATTTCAGATAGATTCCAGTTGTGCTCTGCAGCCGATTGATTGAATCGGTAAGCAAAAATTTGATTGGTATCAGTATTCATAATTGCCATTTTACAACCGCGTGTTTCAGAAGTAACTGAAACAGATTGATGTAATGTATTGAAATATTAAATTTCAGTGTATATGCTTAATTCCAGCCAAAGGAGGCGTTATGAACGATCAACTCAAAAGTAAAGTTAAATCTATCACTACTCAAACAGCCATTGGGGAGGCTATGGGACTCTCCTCGCAAGCGGTTAGCCGCTGGTTGAACTCGGGGAAAGTTCCAACTTCTCGTGTTCGTGCGTTTTGCCAATTCTTGAACTGGCAAGTTACACCACACGAAATTGATCCTGCGGCCTATCCGAACCCCACGGATGGATTACCGGCGCAGGATGCGAGGGCATAACCGTGAATTCAATTTCATTCCAACAAAATACCGGGTTTCCACCCGCTGCGATGATAAATCGCAATCAACCTGATCCGGCGGATAAGCATGACCAGATTCGTGCTGCCGTTCGTGCGTGGTCGGCATCGCTGGACAACCAGGATGTGGTTGCCGGGAGCATCGTTGAGGAATGGGAGCGGCAGGGCGGCGCCGGGCTGGATTTTCCTGACGACCTGAGCCGTAAGCGGCAGAAGCTTTTCCGCTGGCTGGACAGCGATACCGGATATGCGCGCGAAAACATCCGCCAGCTGACTCCTGCAATCCTGGCTGTTTTGCCGCTGGAATTTCGAGGGCGCCTCATCGGACAGGATTGTTTCATGACGCGTTATGCAGCGATGGAGAAGGAAATCAGTGAAGCGAAACAGGCTGTGATGCTTAACGCTCCTCATCACCAGATGGTGAAAGAAGTTCGTGAGGGAATTCAGCATCTGCTTGCGATGCTCCCTGCTGAAGCCATGGGGCAGGTCATCAGCGGCATAGCTGCTCTGGCTCCGGGTATGGTGTGAGGTCGGCATGAACGATATCGAATGGGTGAAGACTGTTGTGCGCCAACACAGGCAGTCTTCGATTGCAAAAACGGAGAGTTATTGCGAGGCCAGTATGTCAGTAACCAGTACCGAGGTAAACATCCAGCCAACACACAAATGCTCGTTTTGCGGAAAGACGAATGTTGAAGTTGCTGGCGTTCTTGTCGCCGGACCAGGCGTCTCAATCTGTCAGGACTGCGTTTTTTTGTGCGTTGAGATGGTCTTTAAGCACTCCGCCAAAACTGACGAACCGACAGCACTTTAAGCATTCAGAGGTTTTTATGCGTGATTACGGCAAGGTGCATACATCTTTTTGGATAAGCGATGGAATGCGTCGGGTTTCTGATGATGCCCGTCTGCTTGCGCTGTACCTGCTCACGGGGCAACACACGAACATGATTGGGTGTTTTCGGCTGCCTGATGGATACGTTTCGGAAGACCTCAACTGGACTTCTGAAAGGGTTTCGAAAGGGTTTGATGAACTATCCAAGAACGGTTTCGCAACGCGTGATTTTGACTCGAAATGGGTTCTTATTCGGAACTTCATGAGTTGGAATCCTGTTGAGAATCCAAATCAGGGTATAGCGGCCATGCGTCTGTTTTCTCAGGTGCCGGATAAATCGACCGTCAAGCCAGAGCTGGCGCGGATTATGAATGATGCGATAGCTCATATCGGAGGCGCAAAACTAAAGGGTTCTGAAAGGGTTCTGGAACCGTTCCTTAACCAGGAACAGGAACAGGAACAGGAACAGGAAGAAGAAAACACTTTGGGGCATGGCTCCGCCACACCCCCTGAGAGTGATGATTCTTCCGATGGTGGTGTATCACCGAAAAAAAATGCCTACCCGGACGATTTCGAACAGGCATGGGCGATTTATCCAAAGCGTTCAGGAGGCAACAGCAAGGCTGACGCCTGCAAAGCCTGGACAGCCAGGGTTAAAACAGGCGCCACAGTTCAGGAGTTGCTTGATGGCACCCGGCGTTATGCCGATTTCGTGAGGGCCACAGGGAAGCTGAATACCGAGTACGTGAAACAGGCGGCAACGTTCTTTGGTCCCTCGAAACACTACGAGGAAGCCTGGGAAGTGGCAGCGCCGTCAGGTATGCGGGATCCGAATACCATTTCCCGTCCAGATAACTCCATCCCACCAGGGTTCAGGGGGTAGCGATGAAAAATATGATTAGTACCGGCAGCGCGCTCGAGCGCCTGAAGAAACTCATCCCGCCAGGCGTTCAGCCAAAGTTCACCAGTGCAGCTGAGTTGCTGGCGTGGCAGCGGGAAGAAGGCCTCAAGCGATGTGAAGAACTGGACAAACTGAACCAGAAGGCGCGAACAGAAAAAATCTTCGGTCGCTCAGGCATCCAGAGTCTGCATCGTAACTGCACATTTGCAAACTACGAAGTGTCCGGCGAGGAGCAGCGCAAAGCCTACACACTGGCGAAAAGCTACGCGCATAACTTCGGTACCGGTTTCGCGAGTTTCGTATTCAGCGGCGCGCCGGGAACTGGGAAAAACCATCTTGCGGCGGCGATCGGTAACCACCTTCTAAGTGGTGGGCGTTCAGTGCTGGTGGTAACCATTCCAGACCTGATGCTACGAGTTCGCGAATGTTACGACGGTGGCCAGTCTGAAGCAGATTTATTGGACGACCTTTGCCGTGTCGGTTTGCTCATCCTGGACGAAGTAGGTATTCAGCGCGGGAGTAACGGCGAAAAGGTGATTCTGAATCAGGTTATCGATCGACGTCTCTCTTCCATGCGCCCGGTCGGCATTCTGACCAACCTGAATTATGACTCCCTGATGAATACGCTTGGTGAGCGGATTCTCGATCGCCTTCAGATGGATGGTGGTATGTGGGTGAACTTTGACTGGGGTAGCTACCGCAAAAACGTCTCGCACCTGCGGGTCGTCAAATGAGGGGGAGTCGGAACTATGGCTAAGAAAAAAATTGATACGAACGCGGTGCTGGATTTTCTGGCTGCAAACCCGAAATCGATGGTCTTCGCAATTGCAAAGCATCTTGACGTTTCTGTGGATGGTATGTACCGCATACGCGATACAGGTCAGCGTCAGTGATGCGTTTTGTCGAGTGCAAAGGTGTCATCCAGCAATGCATTTTATCGATATTTGTGAAAGGGGCCTGATACATTCAGGAATAATTTCTGCCATACTGCGGCTCGCAGGCATAGCGATTATCTCATTGAGTTGGCAATATAATTAGTAGATCACAAAACTCTATGCCTGTCTTATTTTAGCCGCCCATTACTGGGGATTCCTCATCGCTCATAACTATCACTGAGCAGCATTGCCACGGTTGCCAGGTATATAAAATTTTAGGGAGCGCAAAAACATGAAACTAACGTACACCCTCCTGGCGCAAGCCGTAGTTTTCAGCACAATCAGTAGCAGTATCCTGGCAATCGCCTTTCTACTGTTCTGGTTAGCGAAAGATATTAATTGAATCTGTCTCAATTTCAGAACACCTTGACGTTTCCGTTGATGGTATTTTGTCCAGGATGCACCGCATACAATCACAGTGGATCTCTTCGTAATTCGGCGGTTTTTTTATGTTTTTTCTGTGGAGTGATTCGCAAATCGTGCTTTCAAAACATTGCAAAACTCAAATTAGAGGTTTATAAAGAAGCTGTATGCATATACAGTAATTGGCGGGCGTGAAAGTCGAGTTAACCATTGATTGCATAAAGAAACTTCCTGTTGGGGCAGTCCCGGCTCTTGAGACTGAACTATTAAAACGCCTAAGTAAGCAGTTTGATGATTGCAAGCTAATTATTAAGCGTGCAAGTAGTGATGGCCTTGTTATATTCGGTGGGGAAAAGAATGAAGTCGAACGTATCCTGCAAGAGACATGGGAAAGTGCCGACGACTGGTTTTATTAATTGTTTTGCATGGTAGCGGCAAATTGATTTGAGTGAATTCTTCCAGTGCGGCTACCAGGAGTTTCTTATTGCGTCTGGATGTCGCTAAGGAGGAAATATTGTGGCTACAATTTACTCAGATCTTACTGGAGAATTTAGAGCGACCATCACAGATGCCTGTGGCCGCGAAGTTTTGTCCTTTAATTTAGTTTCCTTTGATCGATTTATTCTGTCGTCGGTTGGTGGGGAAATTTTGAGCCGAAAACTCAACAAAGACGATCTCTATTGGTCCAAAGCCACACTAGCAGAAGTCATCAAAGAAATGATGTCAAAAAAATTGACCATTTTACTGTATTTCTAGCATAATTAAGCAACTGGTCTGAACAACCAGAACCTGATGACTTTGCGCCACGGAGTAACTCCCATGGCGCATGAACTACAACTCATTAAGCACTACACAGGAATACTGATCCCGGCTACGCCCGAGACCAGCGATATTCTGCAATCAAAAATCAAACTCGGCGACGTACTGGTGGCTGAGTTTAAAAAAAGTGCGCAATCCGGCGTTTCACCGTCGCTTCTTCGCACTCCTCAATCTCGGTTTCGAATACTGGGAACCTACAGGCGGCGCAATATCCAGCAATGAGCGCAAGCTGGTTACCGGCTATGCCAGTTATCTGGCTGCATATGGTGGCAACGGTGGCGCTCTTCTGGATGCTGCTGAACAGTATCTGGATCAGGTCGCAAACCGCCGCGTAACGAACGGGATCAGCCTCTGCAAATCATTCGATGCTTATCGCGCATGGGTTATCGTCGAGGACGGGCATTACGACGCCATTCAGTTGCCAGACGGCACACTTCGCAAACATCCCCGCAGTATCTCATTCGCAAATATGGACGAAATCGAGTTCCAGCAGCTGTATAAAGCCGCGCTCGATGTTCTGTGGCGCTGGATATTGTCCCGCACTTTTGCCACGCAGCGCGACGCGGAGAACGCCGCTTCTCAGTTGCTGAGCTTTGCAGGGTGATGGAGATGAAACATTCTTTTTTTCACCATCCCGAATGCACAACCGAGCAGGCTGACGAACTGATGGCCCGGTATCGGGCGCGCGGTATCAGGACCGAAAAAAGCCTCAATTCTGATTTCCTTACCTGGACGGTCAGCGTGAAATTGCCGGAGTGCGGACGTCCGGCACGGACGCCGAGAACCTTCCGACAAAAGGTCTGGGGGTGAACATGACTAATCTTCGAAAAGCTGCGCGTGGCCGGGAATGCCACATTGATGAAAGCAATGAGCGATGGCGGCCTGTTCTGGGTTTCGAGGGCCTGTATGAAGTTAGCAATTTCGGCAGAGTTAGATCTGTTAGTCGATGGGTAAATATCGGAAGGGGCGCTGTTGGTTGTGTCATCCGTGGTGAAACGTGGGGGCATGTTCAATGAGTAAATTAAGTAAAGCGGCGAAGGGAAGAGAGTGCCAGGTAAGAATTCCAAATGTCTGCAACGGTAACCCGGAAACGTCTGTACTGGCGCACATTCGCCTGGCCGGGTTATGTGGCACCGGAATCAAACCGCCTGACCTGATTGCCACCATTGCATGCTCTGCCTGTCACGACGAGATCGACCGCCGTACACATTTTGTCGATGCTGAGTATGCAAAAGAATGCGCGCTGGAAGGTATGGCGAGAACGCAGGTTATCTGGCTGAAAGAGGGGATCGTAAAAGCATGAATGAATATCGCCTCAGTCTCCCATGGCCCCCGAGCAACAACCGCTACTACCGCCATAATCGCGGGCGCACGCACATCAGCGCAGAGGGGCTGGCATACCGCGATAACGTCGCCCTAATCATTAAAAACGCAATGCTGGATATCGGCCTGGCAACACCGGTGAAAATCCTTGTCGAATGCCACATGCCGGACAGCCGCCGCCGTGACCTGGATAACCTGCAAAAAGCTGCATTCGACGCGCTGACAAAATCCAGGTTTTGGCTCGACGACCAACAGGTTGATTACTACAGCATGAAGAGAATGCCAGTCTTCAAAGGCGGCAAGCCTGAACTGATTATTACTGAACTGGAGAGCGCATGAAAAAGGAAATAACCGCAGCACTCAAAACTTACTGGGTGCGACTGCGCCTATACCGCTTTTCTGGCTCAGTTCTGACCGATTATCGCATCATCCGTAACGCCGCTCGTTTAATTCAGAAAGCAGGAGTCACGTAATGAACCTTGAATCAATCGCAAAATATTTTGCTCCAAAGTCCCCGATGTTCAGTGATTCTTCGCGGGCGACGGCCACCGATAACCTGACCGGTACAGATGTAATGGCAGCGCTGGGGCTGGTAAATGCCAGGTGTGGATTTGGCTTTGATCTGTACCTTGCAAAAATTGGAATCAGCAGCCCTGACAGGGCATTGGAGGAACTGTATGTGTCAGCAGTTGAGTTGTCACGACGTTGTAAATCAGTTACTGAACTCGATGAAACAATTCGCCGACGCGTTCTCGAAATTATGTGCGCTTTTGCGTATCAGGATTATACGCGCAGTGCGGCAAGTGTCAGGCAGTGCGATTGCTGCGCTGGTAGCGGCTTCACCGAAGCTGATGTCTTCACAAACAAGGTTCAATATCCAGACGGTAAGCCACCAAAATGGGCCGCAATCACGAATGGGGTTTATCCATCTTACTGGGAAGAATGGAAGTCGGTACGGGAAACCGCGCGGGTTATGTGCAATACCTGTAACGGCAAAGGTGTTATCAGCAATGCGTGTCGTTGTCATGGTAAGGGGAAGGTGCTGGATAAGAAGGCGACGGAACTTCAGGGCGTGCCGGTGATGAAGGAATGCGGGAAATGCTCAGGCCGTGGTTATGCCAGGCTTCCGGCAGAGAGCGTGCGCAAGGCGTTGTGTGAAGGCGTGATGACAATAAGCCAACCGACATGGTCACGCAACTTTAAGCCGCTGTTTGAGCTTCTGGTAAGCCAGTGCCATGTAGAAGAGTCTCATGCTGATGCTGCATTGAAGTCTGTCACACGATAGATGCCTGTTAGTAAATTTTGACAACATGATGGCAACGAAGTATTGCATGTTTGAATAAAATTGCCTAATCTGATTCCAATGATGGGGTATTGTGCTCATTCGTTAGAGAATTCATTCAAGCCCTGCGGTTAACTCCGTGGGGATTTTGTGTTTTATGATGGTTTCTGCTTTCTAATTAAGAATGCGTACACTTGATCAGAAAATTAAACCTCCTGATATGGTGTGGTTTTTCATTTGGGGTAAATTTTGCCCATGCAAATCATTCGTGAGTAAACTATGAAACCCAGAGGTAACTACCTTATAAAGCCCATGAAATATCTGGGTGTGTAGCACTTTTGGCCGCCTGGAAAAAGTTGAGTTGTATAATCCTGCAGGCCATCTTAGTTAAACCTGTATTATATCTCCGCCGGCCATGGACTGGGCGAGGATTTAGAGCGATTTTCGCTAAACCATCCAGTGGCAATAACTAAATCTGAAAGTGAAGGGTGTTCCATTGCGGAAAGAGCAGTATAGGCATACGCTAATTAACGCTGGAGGTAATTTTGGGACAATACTTATTCCTTATTATGATAATTTCACGGTTTGTTTGTTCATATTGCCAGCTATTCATTAGTTGGCAATTTTTTACATACCGATTTAGTGAAACCTGTCAGCCGCCACTAGCTCACCAGGACAGAGCATCAGCCTTTTAATTTGATTGTACGGGGTTCGAGCCCCCGGTGGCGGACCATGCGGATTCGATTCCCGCTGGCTGTTCCTGTTTACGCTTTTCGGTCTGCGATGATGGGGTTTCCCTGAGTGACCGGGAAGCATTTCTGGTTTGAGTGGGCGCGGTTTTTTGCAAAATTGCTGTGTAAAAAATCCAGATAACCTGAATGGTTTGTTGGATGGGGTGTCTCAAATTCATTTCGTCTCGTTTCAGCGAGATTCTTCGTTTAAGGGCTGCCAGCTGGCAGCCCTTTCAGTTTAGGGTTCCGGGAACCATCACCGATAGGCTTCAACGTTTAAATTCAGTCCGTGAACCTGAAATCAACAGCCGCAGACGCGGCATTTCTTCCCCTCAACGTTGGGAGGACTCACAGCAATTAAGAGGGGGCTACATGTCCGAACCGATCTCAGGCTCAGGGCTGGCTGGTGGTGTCCTGACAGGTGCCAGTGTCTATGGGTTACTTACTGGAACTGATTATGGTGTCGTATTTGGCGCATTTGCAGGGGCTGTATTCTACATCGCAACAGCGTCAGATCTGAGCGCGGCGCGTCGGATGGCATATTTCGTTGTGTCGTATATTGCCGGGATCCTTTGTTCCGGACTGGTGGGTTCCAAACTGACGAACCTGACCGGGTATAGTGATAAACCGCTGGATGCCATCGGTGCCGTAATCGTTTCTGCTTTAGCCGTTAAAATCCTGACATTCCTGAATAACCAGGATGTCGGCTCGCTGGTGGCGCTGATAACGCGCCGGGGAGGTTCAGGTGGTACTAAATGACCCGTCAGCAACGGTAAACGCGCTGCTGTGCGCCGGAGTGGTCATTACTATTATGTTTTACCGCCGGGGAGATTCACGACATCGCCCGTGGATTTCGCGTCTGGCATGGCTTATCGCGGTGACTTACAGTGCCGTGCCCCTGGCTTATCTTTGCGGCATTTATCCTCATTCTTCGTGGGCAACTATCGGGGCCAACATCATATTCCTTGCCGTGCTGGTGGCCGTCAGAGGCAACGTTGCGCGCCTTGTTGATCATCTGAGGCACTAATGAACCAACAACAATTTCAAATGGCGGCTGGTATCAGCGCCGGACTGGCTGCGCGCTGGTTTCCGCATATCGATGCAGAGATGAAAGAATTCGGCATTATCTCACCGCTGGATCAGGCGATGTTTATCGCTCAGGTGGGGCATGAGTCTGGAGGTTTCACACGTATTGTTGAAAACCTGAATTATTCTGCTGATGGCCTGAAAGCGACATTCGGGAAATATTTCACTACCGAAACCGCGCAGAAGTACGGACGTACTGCTAATCACCCGGCGGATCAAAAAGGCATTGCCAATATCGTCTATGCAAATCGCATGGGGAATATTGGACAAAACGATGGATGGAATTATCGCGGCCGTGGACTGATTCAGATTACCGGTCACGACAATTACCGGGATTGTGGTGCTGGTCTGGGTGCCGATTTGTTACTGGTTCCTCAGCTTTTGGAGCAGGATGAATATGCAGCCCGTTCGGCGGCGTGGTTCTATACCGCAAAAGGCTGTCTGAAGCACTCCGGGGATGTCAAAGCTGTTACGAAAATCATCAACGGTGGCACTAACGGCCTCGATGATCGGCAGACCCGCTATGACAAGGCGAAATCGGTGCTTGTATGACTGCGCTGTTCGAGTACCTGGGGAAATACTGGAAGCCGCTGGCGATCACTTTGCTGGTGGCTTTTTTGTTATGGCGAGCATACGACGCGGGATATGAGTCGGCGGATTCAGTCTGGAAGCAGCAATGGCTACAGCGGGATCTGGCTGACTCAACCGCAACTATACACCGAGAGGTTGCCGAGCGAGCCAAAGAACGGCGACGTCAGCAGGCGGCAGACGAGGAGCGGAAACGTGCAGATATGGAACTGGCGAAAGTACAGGCTGATGCTGACGCTGCTCAGCGTGCTGGTGATGGGTTGCAGCAACAACTCGCCACGCTACGCAGGCAGCTCGCAGGAAGTGAAACCGGCCGCATTTCCGCAATTGCAGCAGCAGGCGCGGCAAAAGCCCAGACCACAAGAGTGCTTGCCGACATGCTCTCAAAATCTGTCGATCGCAATCAACAGTTGGCAAAATTCGCTGATGAAGCTTACACGGCAGGAAAAACCTGTGAAAACACATACAGGAGAGTAACCAATGGCCGTAATTGATCAACAACAGCTTAAACGCTTGTTGAAATATAACTCCGATACCGGGGTTTTTTATTGGCTTGAATCTCGCGGTGGTGTTCATGCGGGTTGTATTGCGGGCTCGCCAGATACTAATGGATATGTCCAGATCAGGATTAATTCCTTGGCTTATTTAGCGCATCGGTTGGCTTTGTTTTACACCAACGGAATATGGCCGTCTGAGCAGGTCGACCATATCAATGGCGTGAAGAATGATAATCGGATTTGTAATCTTCGTAACGCCTCTCCAGTGGAAAATATGCGAAACACAAGGCTGTCGCGCAATAATACCTCAGGAATAAAAGGTGTTTGCTGGCATAAAGGGGACAAGAAATGGCACGCGAAATGCAAAATAAAGGGGAATGCTCGTCACCTTGGTTGCTTCACTGATATAGGTGATGCTGAGAAGGCTGTGCGTGAATTCCGAGAAGCCGCTCACGGTGAATTTGCAAATAATGGCGGGAAAATTCGCAAAAGAGGCTGATGAACGCTATGCAGCAGGATCAAGCTGCGAACGAACCTACGACAAAGTGACAGGAACAAATAATGGAAATTAAGTTGGTCAAATACTGGAAAGTAGAGCTATTCGAGCAGCAGCCTAAATCTGTGATAACGCAAATGTTGGCGGAAAAAAGACAACCATTCTTCACCGGCTATTCAAAGGATCAGGTCAACCCGCAAAAACTTCACGGTAGCGAATTTATTTCTCTTGCCCCGACCCCTGATTCCTTAGAACTTCAAGCCATTCGGCTTTATCGGGTTGATGAAATCAAATGCAGTCCGGTTTACGAACAGGACGCTGACTCTTTTGCAGAAGCAGCAGAGCCACTGATTAAGTGGATGGCTGAAAATGTTCACCCTCACCACAGCGCCATCGTAACCAGTACAGGTGCAGAGCTGCTTATGAGCGAGCGGGTACATAACACCGATAAATATCTTAAAGACTGACATTACAGCAGGCATTCCCTAAGTGCCTGTGATAATGCCAACCTGACCAACTATCCCTATGACCCAAACCTTTATCTGCATCGCCAGCGGCCCGTCGCTGACGGCGAACGACTGCGCACAGGCCTCCGGCTCCGGTTACCCGGTCATTGCAGTTAATTCGAGCTGGAGGGCCGTACCAGACTGTCAGCACATCTTCGCCGCCGATTTCACCTGGTGGGACCATTACTACGATTCGCTGGAAACCAGCGCCGAACTATGGACTCAGAGCAAACGGGCTCATTCCCGGTTCGGCGTGAAGCTTTTCACCCCATCAGAAAATGGGCCGTTCAACTCCGGGAAGCGTGCCATTCAACTCGCCGCCCACCTCGGCGCAGAGAGGGTGATTCTTCTCGGATACGACTGCACCCTGGTGAACGGCGCACACTGGCATGGGCGCCACCCGGCAACGATGCATAATCCGGTACCGCGCGAAGTAGGGCGCTGGCATACCGACTTTGCTTCTCTCGCTGGCGCTCTGCCGGGCGTGGAGATTATCAACGCGTCACGCGAGACCGCGCTGACTTGCTTTAAACGTTTACCACTTGAGGCGGCACTTTATGCCTGGAAAACTGTACTTAGACGGGATGCACGGCATCGGTGACAATATCAACCAGCGCTGCTTCATTAAGGCGCTGGTCAAACAGGGAAAAGAGGTATGGCTGAGAACGCCACTTCCGGAAATTTACGCCGGGATCCCGAACCTGCATTTCGTGAAGGCCAATACGCCATTGCGGACGCAGCGTAAGAACGAGCAAAGCACATCGGTGAGATTTGAATCTGAACCGCCAGGCATTCCCCGTCAGCGCATTTTTTACGGCAATGGCCATCTTCAGGCCGGGAGCATATTCGACGCGATGCAGCAGCAATTTGGTACGCTGCCGGCAGCGATGGATTTACCGCATTACCCTCCGCCGGATATTCCGGTACCGATGGTAAGCCAATAGCCGTTATACGTCCCACCACAGAACGTACCGAGTGGCACAATGCCAGCCGCGGGCCGCTGAACAAATATGTGGATGAAGTTTCCCGGTTACTGGCAATACGCGGTTTTCATGTTATCAGCATTGCAGATAACGAGCCTGGTCTGGAGTGGATACCGGATCTGGAACCTTTCGCGCACCGGAAGCTGCATGATGGCCAGCTTTCTATCACGCAGATGCTGGCGCTGGTGGAAAGGGCCGACATAGTGCTTACGGGTGCATGTGTCGTCATGCACGCTGCGCTTGCTTACGGTAAACCGATGATCTGCTTGCAGGGCGGCAATGGCGGCAATAACCACCACTCTAAAGTTACCGATCCCCGTTGTATGGATTTATCCCGCGCGTTGTTTGTATACCCGGATAACTATTGCCGGTGCCAGGAGATGAAACACGCTTGCGACAAAACAATCAGTGGGCTTTCTTCACGGGTGCAGCCCTTTATCGATAACGTATATCAGGCATCACGTAAGCGAGTGGGCGCATGAAGTATTTCTCTGAGCAAATCAAACATGGGCTGGCGTGGCTGCCTGAATTGGGTATTGGTCGTTACCCGGTGCCGAAGGCCCATCGACCGTACGATGAAGATTATTTTTCACGATACCAGCAACTGGCTGATACCGAACTAGGTAGAGAGTTGACTGCGGCACGGGTCCAGTTAGTTTCGCGACATTACAGCGGTGTTGTTCTGGATGTTGGCATCGGTGCCGGGCAATTTGTTGAAGCACGTCCGGATACCAAGGGATTTGATGTAAATCCTGCGGGCGTTGAGTGGCTGAAAGCGCGAGGACAGTGGGCGCATTTATACCATGACCGATATCCGGCGCTGACGTTCTGGGATTCCCTGGAACATATCGATCGGCCAGAGGTTGCCATCGCGCGGGCGGAAAAATGGGTATTCGTTTCAGTACCCATCTTTGAGTGCGCAGAGCATGTACTGCGGTCCCGTCATTTCCGCCGTGATGAGCATATCTGGTACTGGACTCATGATGGGCTCTTAAAATGGTTTGCAGCTAACGGGTTTAAGCTGGTGGAACACAACACCCGCGAAAGCGAGCTTGGTCGAGATGGTATTGGTAGCTATACCTTTTGCCGGATTTAAAACAGCAGCCACTACAGGGCGTCATTACGATGGTATTGCATATCAAATCGTAGAGGTGCTTATGTTCGTTCGTGAAAAAATAGAGGCGTTGGCCGCCCGTCGTTTGACGGAACAGCAGATTGCAGACGTGCTCGATATTGATATGGACGAACTGAGGCAGGACAGGGAGAGGCTAGCGCTATTTCGTGAGGCCATCCGTATCGGGACGGCAAAAGGCGAGGCCAAATTGCGAGGGGCGTTATACAAACGTGCCCGTAACGGTGACGTGTACGTCTACGTTTATAACGAGCTGATGAGGCTTTCGCGCAGTAAGGACAGTGATTGATGAGCAAACCCGACTGGAAGGAGCTGCAATCTCAGTTTGCTGCCGCTCACGCCAGTACGGGAATAAAGATGAAAGACTGGTGTGAACAGCAGGGATTGGTTTACGACACAGCCCGCCGCTACATAAAAAAGTCTGCGCAGAATAATGCGCAAAAAAAAACTGCGCAGGTTATCGCGCAGAATCCTGATAAGGCCGCGCCAGAACAAGGGAAGGGTAAGAGAAGGGCATTAAAAAACTGCGCAAAAACAGAATCCCGAAAGATCCCCTTTTTGCGCAGATCTCTCCGATAAAGAAAAACTTTTCGTTTCCTACTATCTGGAGTGCCGCAACAAGTATGAGGCATATCGGAAGGCAGGTTATACCGGGGGAGACAGAAACGCCCGGATGCTGTATCGCAAGCCAACGGTAGCGAGAGCCATTAACCAGGGCATCGAACAGTTAACCGAGCAGGCAATATTAAACGCTCAGGACATTCTCAGGCACTGGCATGAAATAGCGATTGCGGATCCCGGTGAGATTTCTCAGATGCGCCGTGTTTGCTGCCGTTACTGCTGGGGATTCGATAACCACTATCAGTGGATTGATGAAAGCGAGTACGACAAGGCAGCCGCTAAAGCAGCGAATGACAGCAAACCGCCTCCGGATCAGTCTGGTGGATTTGGTTTCGTTGCTAACGACGACCCCAACCCTGATTGCCCTAAATGTGCAGGTGAGGGCATCGAGGATGTTTTCCTTGCGGATACGCGTGATTTAGTTGGACCTGCTCGTCGTCTTATGGCCGGGGTGAAGAAAACTAAATTCGGTATCGAGGTCATGACTCGTGACCAGGACGCTGCATTGAAAAACCTCGCAGCTTTCCACAATCTGTCCTCCAGCGAACAGGATAGAGAACTTCGGTTACTTGAAATCGAACGTGTCCGCCTGAGCAATGAAAAAATCAAAGCCGAAATCGAAAACCTCCGTAATGGTGATTCGAATGACACCATCGTTGTTCACGGGGCACTTGATACTCCTGACGGAGAGAGATTACAGGTATAAATAAATGGCAAAGGAAATTTTTATTCCAAAGCTCCATGCTGGACAATTTCACATCTGGAGAGAAGGTCGCCAGCATCAATATAATGTTGTGCGCTGTGGTCGTCGCTATGGAAAGACCGTAATGCTGGTGAGTTTGGCGTGTTCATATGTAACGCATAAATTTCACAAGCCGGGAACGGACCGCAAAGAAGGAGGGAAAGTTGGCATCTTCACTGCTGAATATCGTCAATATCAGGAAATATTTGATGCACTGATTGAGATTCTCGGCCCTCTTATAAAAAACCAGTCGCGTAGTGAAAAGCGAATTCTACTGAAGAACGGTGGAAAAATAGATTTCTGGGTGACAAACGATAATAAGCTGGCTGGTCGTGGGCGTGAATACGATATTGCGCTTATAGATGAAGCCGCGTTCACCAAATCACCCGAAATGCTTGAAGAAGTTTGGCCGAAATCAATTAAGCCAACGTTACTTACTCGGCGCGGGAAAACGTGGGTGTTTTCGACACCTGACGGAATCGACGATAGCAATTTTTTCTATGCTCTTTGTCACGATAAAGAATTAGGTTTTTACGAGCATCATGCCCCCACATCCGGAAATCCATTTGTCCCACCCGATGAACTGGAAAAAGAGCGTCAGACAAATGATCCGAGGGTGTTTCAGCAGGAGTTTGAGGCTGAATTTATCGACTGGTCGAAAGATGCATTGCTGGACGTGAACAAGCTGCTGGTGGATGGCCAGCCTGTAGCGATGCCAGATACCTGCGACATGATCTTTGCCGTAGCTGATACCGCGCTAAAAGGCGGTACCGAAAACGATGGTACCGGGTTCGTTTACTTTGCCTATGAGGAAACCTACTCCGAGCCACGGCTCACGATTATCGACTGGGATATCACTCAGATTAAGGCGTCGCTGCTTCCGGAATACATGCCGAGCGTGTACGACAACCTCGATCGGCTGGCGAAGATTTGCCGCCCTCGTCTTGGCAGCCAGGGTGTTTTCATGGAAGACGCTGCAATGGGCGCTATCCTCAACCAGAAAGCCGAAACCGAAGATTGGGACATGAGGCCCATCAAATCGGCTCTGACGGCGAAAGGTAAAGATGAAAGGGCAGTTTTGGCGTCCGGTCATCACTGGCAGGAGAAAGCGAAAATCGCTCAACCCGCCTATGACAAGACTGTTGAATTCAAGAAAAAGACTGCAAACCACCTCATCCACCAAATCGCCGGTTTCCACCTGGCAGACCCGAAAGCGCACAAACGCGCTGATGACCTCTTCGATTGCTACACATACGGGCTGATCATCGCGTTCGGCAACTACGAGGCACTGTAAACAGGGAATTCTGATGGCTGAAATTCAGTTCAATAACAACATCAGTTCCGAGCTGACAAAAATTCTCGACCATGAAGGAATTCAACCGGGGACCGACGTCGGCTATGAGCTGTGTAAGCTGCTTTGGCAGTATCACCCGCTGGGCGGCAAGCTGGTGGAAAAGCCAATCAACATGGCGATGTGCAAACCGCGCACCTATAACGTCGAGACTGACCCGGATGAACGTGTTGTTCGCCAGTTTCGCGAAGTGTGGGAGCGTATGGGCCTCAATGAGAAGATAAAAAATCTCTTTTACGTATCCCGTTGCTATGGCGCTGCCGCTATCGGCGTTGGGACGGATGGCGCAACGTGCAAAGACCCGCTACCGACATTTGGACTGCGGGAAGAGGACGTTTATATCAACGTTTGGGATCCGCTTAATGCTGCCGGCAGTATGGTCACTGACCAGAACCCGAATAGCCGGTTCTTTCAGCAGGCGAATGCAACGCTGAAAATAGCCTCAAAAAGCTGGCATCCATCGCGCACGCTGAAAATATTCAACGGCACACCGATTTACCTCGAATACCAGAACTCAACGTTCGGCTTTACTGGCCGCAGCGTGTTTCAGCGTGTTCTGTACCCGATGAAGTCGTATATCGGGACGATGGTGGCAAACAATCTCGTGGCTAAAAAGGCAGGCGTGCTTGTCGCCAAAACCGAACAGAACGGCTCGGTAGCCAGCGGCATCATGGCGGCGGCCACAGGTAAGAAAAGGGAAAACGTCAAAATCTCGGAAAATGAAGGGGTGCTCAGTATTGGCACGAAAGACGATATCGAGTCGTTGAACCTTCAGAATATCGATAAAGCGCTCTCTACAGCCCGTGACAACATTATCAGCGACATTGCGGCAGGTAGCGATGTTCCCGCCATCCTTATCAAAGAGGAGGCATTTTCTAATGGATTTGGGGAAGGGAAAGAGGATTCCAAAGCCATCAGCCAGTATGTCGATGGGGTGCGTCAACTTATCGAGCCGGTGATGGATTACTTCGAACGCCTGGTGCGTTACATCGCCTGGAATGAGGATTTTTACACCTCTCTGAAGAACGATTATCCGGACATTATCACCGAGGATTATCAGACCACTTTCAGGATGTGGGAGCGTGAGTTTGATGCGGGCTGGCAGGAGCTGGTGGAAGAGTCGCCTGATAAGCGCCGTGAGAGCGACAGCAAGGTTGTGCAGCAAGCTGGTGCATTGTTCTCAATCATGGCGCAACAGCTTGATCCCGAAAACAGGGCGATGGCGGCAGAGTGGTTGGCCAGCGTGACCAACGCCACCGAAACCTACGGCGACTCACCGATGATCATCGACAAAGAAGCCCTTTCGAAATACCAGCCACCACCACCGCAGGATCCGAATAATGGCGGACAAACGAACCAGCCGCACGAAACCGAAGAGGAAACCTAAAACCCTCTACGAAGTGCTGACCGATGCGATTAATTATTACGTTGATAATGGGTGGGATAGCCAGAAATCGTTGCTTTCCTGGTGTCAGAAACTTCGGGTGGCAGCCAGCCGGGAATCACCCAGCGATGATGTAACGCGCAAGCACCTCACATCAATTTACAGCCGCCTCGTCGTTCACGGTGGCGCTTTACGGGACCAGCCTCCAGACGGGCCCAAACAAATCACCCTCGACAAGATTAAGCCAGAACTCCGTAAGGAGCTTGATCGGCGAATCTTTGCCAGCGCCAACCTTATCAAACTGAACCGTGAGCAGGCCATTGAACGCACTGTGCAGCGTTTTCAGGGGTGGGTGACGTCTATCCCTCCGGACGGTGTGAGCGAGATTGATAAAAACGCGCAGAAATCGGCTATTCGGAAATCAGTCACCGACCTGGATTTCATCAGTCGCCGGGTAGCAATCGACCAGGGGCATAAACTTGCGAGCAACGTGAAATACCTGCTTTCCGTTCAGGGTGGCGCTATCGCGTTTCGCTGGCATTCAAACTGGCGGCGGCCTGGCTACGACTATCGCGTCGATCACAAGCACCGCGACACGCTAATTTACCTGATCCGCGACTCCTGGGCGGTACAGCAGGGATTGATTAAGCCCGAATACGGTTATTACGACGAAATTACCGCTGCTGGCGAAGATCCATTTTGCAGTTGTCAGGTGTTTCCGATTTATGCCCCGCAGAAATTACCTGTCGAGTTTTTAACGGAGAAAGGAAAACGTGAATTTAACCGAGCTTGAATTAGCACAGCGAATACGGGACGGCACTGCGCCTTCTCCGATGAAGTTTTCGAACATGTGGCTGGTCAACCTGCGCATTACTGGCACCGGGCTAGCGTACCGGACAGGGCTGAAAGAACACGTATGGCGTGATCCGAATCTCTATCTTAACGACGCGTTTCTTCAACGCTGTAACGGGTTACCCGTTATCACTAATCACCCTGATAAAGCCGTCTTAACGGAGCAGGATTTTACCGAGCGAATCGTCGGTTCGGTGATGCTGCCGTACATCCGAGGGGATGAAGTCTGGGCGGTTTGTCGCATCTACATTCGGGACATCGTTGAGCAGATCGTGAAGGAAACGGTTTCGACCAGTCCTTCAGTCGTATTTAACAACGCATCAGGCAATGTGGAAGTAATGGATGGTGACACGAACTTCCTTATCGAAGGCGTGCCCTTCCTGCTCGATCACATCGCTCTGGTAACAGAGGACCACGGCTCTTTGGGAGTGTGGGACAAAGACAAGATCCCCACAGGGGTCGAGGTTTCTAACAAAGGTGACATTGATATGGACGAGAAAATGCTCGAAAGCATCGTCGCGAAAGTAGTTGGCGATGCATTAGGCGGTGTGAATAAGGGATTTGAAACGATCTCTGCGCGTATGGATTCGCTGGAATCCGGCATCAAAGTCCGCGCTGATGCGGAAGAAGCGGAAAAGAAAGAGGCAAAGGAAAAAGCCGATCAGGAAGAACAGAAAAAAGCAGATGCCGCTGCTGAAGAGCAGAAAAAGGCTGATGAAGCTGAAGCCCAGAAAAAGGCAGAGGAAAAAGCCAAAGCAGATGAAGCCGAAGAAGAACAGCGTAAAGCTGATCAGGCCAAGGCTGATGAAGAAAAGGCCAAAGCCGAGGAGGAGGAAAAAGCTAAATCTGACTCTGACATGACTGAAGCCAGGGTTAAAGCTGACTCCGCTTACGTTGCATGTGGTAAACAGGCACCCACTCCATTCTCCGGGGAAATAGCGCTGGATTACCGCAAGCGCGTACTGATGGGAATGCAAAAGCACTCGGAAAAGCATAAGGACGTGAACATTCGCGCAATTGCGGATTCTGCGACCCTTTCTGTTCTCGAAGAGGCTATTTACGGCGAAGCGCGGAAATCCATCGAGAATGAAATGAACAACACTCTGGGCCAGTTACACCAGCGTGTTCGTATGGATGAAGCAGGTCGCCGCATTACTGAATACCAGGGCGATCCCAACGTCTGGTTAGCAGCATTCAAAACTCCGGGACGTCGCCTCGTCAAAATCAACACTCCAGGGAGCATGAACAACCATGGCTGATATTAATTTCGACCCGTTCAAAACACAGGGTTCATTCGCTGGCAGCTTTAACGTCGAATCGCGTGGCCTGACTCAGGGGGACGCGCAGGACGACCCTGCGACCCGCTTGCAACTTTGCTCTGGCACGCTGGATAAAAACCTCGATGCGCCCGTATGGGGCGGTATTGGTGTGGTTGAGTGCGTTTCCACTGTGGCTGAAAACGTAAGCGGATCAACCATCAAAAAAGCAACGGCATCGGTGTGTAACGCTTTTACCGTGTTTAACCAGGCGTACCACGGCATCACGACTGCCAGCAACCCGGTACCGCTTTATCTGGCTGGTGGTTCGGTTCACTACTATCGCGTCGGTTCAGGTGCGCGTATTCCGTTGCCGATCAGCGCAGCAGTCGCGGCACTTGCCACTGGTGATGATCCTGTCGGGGCTGATGGATTTGTCTGGGATATGACGGAAAACTGCGTGGATGTGTATTCCAGTGGTTCTTCCTCTAACCCGAAAGTGAACATCAGCCTGTTGATGGTTTCCCAGCAGGGCAACCTGACAGTGAAAAAAGAAACCAGCGGTAACGTGGTCTGGGAAAACGGCAAGCCTTGTGGCCTGTTCTTGATTTAAGGAGTTATTAATGAGCGCATTCGCACCAGCGATTACCACAGTATCGCCTTCCATGATGCAGCCGGATATTGTCATGCAGTACAGCATGGCTTCCGGCGCATTCGAAATCCTTCCGGGCGGCGCACCTTCTGCTCGTATCGGTTCAAGCGATCTGGTTGTGTACCAGAAATATCTTCGTGCAACGACTCAGGCTCATGTCGGCCAGTCGCTGCCTGGCCAGTTACCGTCTGCGAGCATCGTTCCGAGCTATGACCAGATGATGACTTACCGCATTTCGACCCGTTCACAGTACTGCTATCTCGATACTGATGCGGCGAGCCGTTGGGGTTATTCACTAAACAGCGGTCTGCAACTGGCTAACCGTCAGGGCCATGCGCAGCAGCTTCGCAACATGCTCATTTATGGCGTGAAAGCATCCAACAACGAAGGGATCTCCAACTCACCAAATGCGACCACGGTAAACCTCGGCAGCGATAGCCAGGGCAACGATTCGTACACCACCTGGGATTCCGGTGAAATGGCGAAGTTTGTCCTCGGTCTGATTGCAGATCAGAAAACCCGCATGATGTTGCTGGGGCAGGCTCTGACCACCGTTGTTCTGTGTCCTCAGCGGTTCATGAAGGCGCTGGAATGGACTGGTGTTGTTGAACTGACCAGCTATCAACGCCCGGGTGGCGGTACTGAAACTGTCGGTACCATGGTTAAAAATATCGCCAACGGTGCCAGCGGTGATGATGTGATCTTCTGTCAGGACGACACGCTGATTGGTAAAGGTGCCGGCGGTACCGATCTTATTATCGTAACCAACCCGGAACTGGTTGTGCCTGAGGCACGTCAGGAACTCAACACCAACATCTTCGCGACCCTGATGCCCAATCAGAAGGCCGTGAACGTAATGTTCTGCGACGTTGCAGCGCCGACTGAAATCCCGTCACCGATGCCGGACGGTGGCATTACCACGCTGTACACCATGCGTTCTACTCCTGGTTGGAACTTCCGTTCTGAAGGCGTGACGCTGCTTTCTGCGAAATACGCGTAATACCCTCGTTGTTTTAACTGGTGGATTTGGGGAGATAACACTCCCCATTTTTTTGAGGAAAATTCATGAAACTTTTTATCGCTAACTGTTCCCGTCAGGCTCATACGTTCAACTACAAACTGCCGGAAAAATCACAGTCCTTTGGTGTAACGATCCCCGCTGGCGGCCAGCATATGATCGATAACCAGTCTGACGTTATTCACCACATCATCAAACAGCATGAGCCGTATGGTTTCCAGCGCTGCGACAAAGTGGACAAAACATTTTCCGGAATCTGCTATTCCATTGATAAGCCGCTGACCGTTGGCCGTATCGAAGAGAATGCGGAGCAAAAAACCGAAAATCTCGACGATATGTCTCAGGCTATTCTTGAGGCTAACGCCGTGTCGATGAGTAATGCCGTTGATAAAGCTGTCATGCAGAGTGGCGAAACGCCTAAACCGGGTGAAGTCGTCGTTGAAATAACCGGTGAGGCCGTCAACGTTGAACAGGACAACCCACCGAAACTGAATAAAACGGTGAAGGTGCAAAAATAATGACCATTCGCCCGACGTTTGAGGGATACCTCGCATTCGTTCGTGGCGTGATGGGCGTTCCTGATACAGCCATTTCCGATAATGATCCCACGCTGAAATGCTGTTACGGCTCGGCACTGGAGCTTATCCCGAAACATCTGGGGCTGGAGTGCCTGCCCATCATCTACACGAACACCGTTTATAACGCTGGTGGCTCGCTTCTGCTGCGTTATGGTCCCGGTGATTTCTTCATTGAACAACGCAAAAAACTTGGCCTGAACACTCCAATGTACGGGTTGGTTAATTCCGCTGCCGATCAGGGAACATCGGGTTCAATGACTATTAGCGATGCGCTCAATAACCTGACACTGGCCGATCTGATGCTGATGCAGGATCCGTATGGTCGTCAGGTTGTTGCCGTTCTGATGGAAATGGGGCCGCTCTGGGGGTACACGCCGTGAAAGTCTGTCTGGGTGTCATTGATATGCCGTATGACTACGGCGACATGTCTACTACTACCTATGAGGTTGCCGAAGACCTTCAGGACAGGTACCAACTTTTCACCCATTTCTTTGAAACGCACTCTGATGAAATCTGCGCTGAGGTGGGCGAGGCTGTTGCTTATTCGCTTATCAATCACATCCAGCATGGTGCGCCGCTTAATCAGGGGGAATTGCTCGGGGAAACTATGCAGCAGTTCAACATTTTTCTCGAACGGGAAGAAATGGCCGGATTAGCTGTTGATGGTGTGCCAACACTGGCCGCGCTGGAAGGTAAAAACTCTCGCCTGAAACAGGAGAAGGGGCTGCGTCGCCCGTCCTTCATTGATGGCGGCTTATTCAAATCATCTTTTGTGGCATGGATAGATGACGATGCCGAGTCTTGATGAACTTGCCGAGCAGACCGGGAACCAGCTATCTGGTGTATTGCAGTCAGCAGTAGAAACAATATCGTCAGGTCAGGAAATTAATTTCACTCTTTATGTGAAACAGGTTCTGCCGCTCGATGGTTTTGTTTACTGGATCAATGCTGCAATCGTAAACCCGGATGAACTGGCGCGGTTGGGGCTTACTGATAGCCCGCTGACCAGCACGATAAAAGGGAGCCTGCACAGGCAGGTTGTTACTGAGCAGAACGATACAACGTCCCGCGATGTAAACAGTATTATTTTCACGCCAATTGAGAAAATAGACGATTTCAATATTCAGGGTCCGAACTCTGTATATCTCGGTGAATACGATGGTACGCAGTTCGCATTTTCTCGGATGGAGAGTCGTTACACCCAGGCAGGAATTTTTCATTACCGGGGAACGGCGATCCTGCCAACGATGCGGTCGCAGATTATCGACAGCGCTGACGACATTAGCGACGAACAAATCATCTCGAACAGCACGCCGATCTGGCTGGCGTTGAAGCAGTTTGCCACCGTTTACCCGTCTTTTCTTGTGCCCTCGAATCTGAAGCCTCCGTATATCGCCGCAGATGTGCGCAGCACCACGCCGCTTCAGGTGGCTCCGCTGGTGTACAACGGCGTGCGCTATCAACTTTCGCAGGACTTAGTGCGCGTGACGCTCTACGGATTCAGTAACCAGAATGCGCTCGATTTTGTTGATTTCGTCGTCGAGACGGCGCTCGACGGTGATGAATTTGGCGTGACCAACATTCCGATCGTCAGTGACGCCAAATCCAACCAGGTGGAAATCAACGCACTGGCTAAGAAAAAAACGGTGGATTTCGAGGTGAATTATTACCAGGCCACCACGCGGGACATTTCCCGGCAGCTCATCAAAGAAGTCATTTTTAATTACGAGGTTAAATAATGGGTTACGAAATTGTCACCGTTAACGTCTCGCAGACGATCGGGGCCATGCCCTCGAATCTTCAGCAGATGTCGGCTGTTTTGTCGTTTGGTACTACTACACAAGAGCCGGGCAGGCCTGTTCTTCTCACTCAGTCTTCGGACATCACCGATCTGGTTAACATTCCGATTGAGTCACTGACTGCGGAAAATTCTTCCTACGGTTCTGACTTCACTCTGACGGTGCCGGATAGTGTGAAAATCGACCGCGATCCGGGCAGTGAAATCGAAATCACTATTGTTGGCTGCTCTCCCACTATCTGGAACGGCACGTTCACGGCGACGCTGGGACTGGCGGGTTCACTGACCTGGACAGACAGCACCTCAACGCTAGACGGCTCACCAACGACGCTGGGCCAGTTCACGCTTGTTAACAGTGAACTGCTCGTTACTGCGGTTGATACGTTTTTCGCTCAGGGTCAAAAAGTGGGGACTTATCTCCTCGAACTTGGGTACCAGAAGGATGTCACAAAGAACGAAGTCGCTGCATTGAAGCTGTACATGCAGGAGCCGCTTAAACGTTTCTACGCTTACTTGGTACCGGAAACGTGGAAGGGTGACACAGACTTCATCACGCTGGCCAAACTCTACACCGCCAGTGACGCGAAACAGTATTTCTACGTGTTGGAGGATACGCCGAAGGACAGCAACTACACATCGCCGTATGCCAGCATTAAGTCGGTTGTCGCAATGGCTGACGATACCTACCCGACGACCAACGCGGCGGTTGCCGATATGTGGAATTTCGTTTCCGCGTCTCCATCCGAAGTGAACAAAGTCCCGCCGATGGCATTCCGCTATCTGCAAGCGGTCAACGCCAACAAGGCGAAAAATAGCATTCTTAGCACGATGGATGCGCAGAACATCAACTACGTCGACACTGGGGCCGAGGGCGGCATTTCTAACACCATCCTGGTGAAAGGAGTGACTAGCGACGGCAATGATGCGACGTACTGGTATAGCGTTGACTGGGTTCAGATTAACGTCGACATGGCCCTGGCGAACGAAGTGATCAATGGCAGCAACAACCCGATTAACCCGCTCTACTACGACCAGGACGGTATCGACCGACTCCAGCAGCGTGCGCAAAGCGTGTTTAACACCGGCATTGCCTATGGGTTGGTAAATGGCCCGGTTACGGTGAACGCCATCCCGTTCAAACAATACGTTAAAGACAACCCCAACGATTACCAGATTGGTCGCTATGCTGGGCTGTCAGCAACGTACACGCCGATGCGTGGCTTCACAACAATCATTTTCAACATCAACGTGACAATGCAGCTTTCCTAAGGAGTTGAACCGTGCCGAATCCAATGATTCCTGTTGGCACGCTTAACCGCGTACGTGCCAGTATCAAATTTACCGACCATGCCGAACTCAACGTTTCGGCTTCATATCTTGCGAAGGAGGGTATTGAGTTGACCTTCCAGGGAAATATGACCGATTTCCTCCCGGCCATGACCGGAGCCGTTCAGTCACCTCAGCCGTACATGATTATGCAGGCTAAGGTTCATCTGCTGCGCAGCCAGTCCCTTGGTTCGCAGTACAAAACGCAGTGGGAGGCGAACTCTGCAATTGGCGATGCTCAGGTGTATTCGGACAGCAAAGTTTTTGGCGATTTTCAGCTTTTGAATACTGCCATCACGAGCGTGGCTGACATGAGCTTTGCAGGCGGTGAGCCGGGCGTTGCCCTTACTATCACTGGAACCTATTACATCAACTCGGAAATGTGGGATCTCTGATGAAAATTTCTCGAAACCTCAACCTGATCGTTCCTGTCGAAACTGAGCTGGGTACGGCTTACGTTCATTCTGCGCCAATCTCGAAAGAGGTTTACCGCGAGCACTTCCTGATTTTGGCTAAAACTTTCTCGGCAATTTTCACTGAAGGGCTGGGGATTGTTGCCGGACCTCGGGTGGCGTATCTCTTCCTCGAAAAAATCGCAAAAGGTAATGATGCCTGGGATGGTTCAAACGGAGTTCACAACACTCTGGTCAACGAAATCATTCGCCTCTCAAGTCTGGTCTATCCGGTAGAGGGGAAGGGCTGGGATACCAAACCGCTGGATGTGGCGCTGGAGCGTGAAATTGTCGATATGGATGATGTGATCGGCGAACTCGTTTTTTTTTACATGCGTCTCGTCAGTGAACAAACCAAATCAGGCGAAGGAAGTTATGGACCAGGTCAATGGAGTCTGGGGCAGTCAAACCACATCCTTGAGTCTTATGGACTGGACTGCTTCATTGCAGATGTCGAAGCCTGCCGCCAGTTCTGGCGAGACGGTGAACACGTCATCTCCGAAATTCTCGACTTCTCCGCCGGAGTCGGATTCCCCGAACTCTGGACAGATAGCGGAATAAACCTGAAAACAGCGGCTCAGTTACGTGAGCTGCTGAAACTCAAACCGCCGCGGGGGTTGTTCTGATGGCAGGGAATCAGCTTCCAGTTTTGACTCTGGATTTCGACGACGAAAAAATCAAGGCGCTCCACGAGATCGCCGACAAATTTAAGGCAGCCATCACCGTCGGGCCGGGTGGTTTTCCGGTCCCGGCTCCCACGGCTCGGCCACCAGCCAAAAAACCTGAAGAGCAGACAGGGAAAAAGCCGGATGCGTCCGGTTTCGACAAGTTCATGAAGGGGCTGAACAAGGAAGCCCAGGGCACACTGAAAACCTTCACGCTCATCAATAAAACTCTCGGGGCCACCACCAGTACGCTGAAGGGGCTGTTTGCCACCACCATCAGTTGGGGGACTAAAATTGCGGCGCTGAGTGTGGCCGGTCCATTTGGCTATGGATTAATGGCACGCCACGTTGCCGATCAGTACCGCACCGCGCAGGGTTTGAATGTCACTTCTGGGCAGATGCAGGCCGCTAACAACGTCTACGGCACCCGAATCAGTAATACCGGGAACATCATGCAGGCGCTGGCTGCGGTACAGAATGCTCCAAATAACCCGCAGTACGCCGGGATTATGTCGTTGGGCATCAATCCGCAGGCTGGTGCCGCCGAAAATATGCCGAAACTGCTGGAGGGCGTTTCCCGTCTCTTACAGCAGTACAAAGGTACTGGTGTCTCGCAATCCGTGCTACAAGGCTATGGCCTCGATGGTGTGATCGATGTGGCGACCGCTAACCAAATTCTTGCGAACAGCGACCGCCTGCCGCAGCTGAGTAAGCAGTTCACTGAGCAGTCACAGGTTCTTGACCGGGATATGGGTAGCGGCACTCAGCAGAAATACCAGGATTTAACTGCAAAGTTTGAATACAACGCCGACCGGATCGGAAACTCTTTTCTGAAAGCACTGGCGAAGCTGAGCGCCCCCATCGGTAAAATCTCCGACAACCTGACCGCCAGCATCGAAAAATTCCTCAACGGTAAAAACGGGAAAGCTGTATTCGACACGCTGGCGAGCGGCCTGCACAAACTGGGCGACTGGCTGGGTGGAGATAGCTTCCAGACCGATCTGAAAACCTTCGCAGATTGTGTAAAGGCCATCGTTACAGCGCTGGGCCAGGCCATTAAGTGGATAGCCGGTAATGTTCCTGGAGTGGATCTGTCTGGGACAGGGAAAGGGCCGGATCAGGTAAACCCAATCCTTAAAATGTATGGGGATGAATACCTGAACGGGAAACTGCCAGGCTCAAATCAAGCCACGGGCAAGTACACCGGAATTTGGTCCGATAAAAACATTTTTGATAAGAATGGCCTTGGTTATCACATGCCAGATAGCCAACTGGCTTCTTTAAAAACGAGATTTGATCAGGTTGCTCAGGATAACCAACTACCAGCCGGGCTGCTTGGCGCTGTAGCAATGAAAGAGTCCAGCGGTAATCCATTGGCTTATAACAAAAAGTCAGGGGCAGCCGGACTCTTCCAGTTCACCACACCGACAGCATCTGGTTATGGGCTGTCGACAATGGAACGCTTTGATCCAGAGAAGTCAGTCGATGCTGCTGGCAAATATTTCCGCGACAATCTGAACAGATATGGTGGGGATGTTGCAAAAGCGTTGGCTCAGTACAACGGCGGCAATATTGCTGTTTCGAAGGACGGCAATCTCAATCTCAAAAAAGAGACTGTCGATTATTTACTGAATATTCTGCCTAAAGTTCAGGGCGCAGTTGAACAGCATCCTGGCATTCTCCAGCAATTGAGTGACGCAAGTAGCACTCTCGGTAAAGGTGGAGTTAGCGATCGGGCCACAATCAACCTCCAGGTAAACGAAAAGCCAGGCTCCGATATTCAGGCTCAGGTTCAGGGGATCTACATAACGCCGAGGTAACGCATGGCATTGAATTACTTTGGTCAGGCGTTCCGTCTGGCCTTCGAGGTTTCGCCGATAATTCTAGTTGAGGGCATTGCCTCCGAAATACCCGGGGGCATGATGCCGATCGCGGTTCTGACCGAAGGTGTGAGTATTGTTGATGGTCTGCTTCACGGTGAACTCTCCGGACCAACAGCCCACTTCACTCCAATGGCCGGAACTTCACTAATCAGGCAAGAAATCGGAACTCTCAATTTTTACAACATGGCGACGGCGGCTAACTCGGTAATCAACCGTCCGAACCAGGTGCGAATGCAGATGCTACGACCTGCATCCACGAAGGATGGAGGGTACGCAACCAAGGGGATCACCTTCGCCGCACTGAAACTGGCGCTGGATAAGCACAATCAGAGCGGCGGCTATTACGTCGTGATGACGCCCTCGTATATCTACACCGGCTGCCTGATGCGCTCGTTTGTCGATGTGTCGGGATTTTCTGAGCAGAATAAGCAGGTTCAACACACCTGGGAAATGGAGTTTGAACAGCCGCTTCTCGCAATATCACAGGTGGAGGCGGCACTCGGCGGCCTGATGAGTAAATTCGAATCGGGAATGCCGACAACTTTTTCAGCGGATACAGGATCCTGGTGGAGTAATGGCGATCTGATTCCTGCTTTTCCAAAATTTTAGGTCTCAACATGACAACCACTATACCCTTCAATCCTGACGGGAAGACTCCTTTCTCGTTTCAGGCCACTGTCGGCGGCGCGAAACTGTTCGGTACCGTCCCATACAACCAGTATGCAAACCGCTATTACCTCAGGCTCACCGATGGGCAAGGGCAGGTTGTTTGGTATGTGCCGCTTGTTGGCTCTCCTGACGATTATGACATCAACTTGGCGCTCCCTTACGCGCCGGGGTCGCTTGTCTTCCGGGTCAGTTCGAACCAGTTCGAGGCGACCTGATGAAATACTACAGACTCGAACTAACTGACAAAAATGGCAAAACGCCGCTGGATGACACAGGTAATCCGATTGGCCCGTTTGACAGTTCTCTGTCTCCAGGGTCAGCGCTACAAATCCAGTTCGACGCACTAATCACCGGGTATGACGTTGTTTCCAGCGGTACCAGAATTTCCCTGTTTGGCGTGCCAATTTCAATGCTGCGGGAGAGCACGCAACTGGCAGGATGCCGGGTCGATTTGATCGCCGGCTTTTCTGCAGGACTTCCACTTGCAAACCCCAATCAGGGTGGACTTATTCTCAGCGGGCAGATTTATAACCCTTTTCCGGTGTGGCAGGGGACTAATCAGTCTCTTAATTTCGTGGTGAATCCCAGCCCGTTGCTGAATGACAAAGGGCAAGAGAACAGCATTACACTCGATGGAAAAAAAGGGGAGAAGTTAAGTGATGTGCTCAACCGCGCGCTGGCAGTTGCTTATCCCGGATTCAAAATTGACATTTCCATCAATGACCAGTTGGTGCTTGCAGAGCCCGCTACTGGTGTTTATCCGCGACTAACCCAACTTGCTGCCGTAATTCGAAGTCACTCTTTCTCCTATGTAAGTCGTGCTGATTACACCGGAGTGCAGATGGTGATGCAAAACCGGGTCATTCGCGTTTTCGACAATAACACTACCGACGATGGCACAGTTCAAATTCTCCCCCAGGAATTGATTGACCAGCCGAACTGGATTGGTATGTTCAGTGTTTCGTTCAAGTGTCCCCTTCGCTCAGATTTGTTCTGTGGAATGAAGGTTGCTTTGCCCGAAAATATTATCTCGGGACCAGGGGCGCTCCTTTCGGTTAATAGTGAACGCTCGTACTCATCGCTGCGTAACCGAGTGAATTTCTCGGGAAAATTCCTGGTAACATCAGTGCGCCATGTCGGCGATTTCCTTAACCCTGATAACACCAATTCCTGGGTGACAATCTACGAGGCCGTCGCGCTGGCGAAGAATACAACATGAGCAATGGACAAACTTTTCCTTTCCTGAAGGCTCTGAATAACGCGATCCATACGGCAAATGAAGACCGGACTGCTATATCCGGTCGATCTCTACCCTGCCATGTTGTTGCGGTTGATGGGCAGATCGTCACAGTGCAGTTCGATATGCTTCCAGATGGCACTCAGTACCCGCAGACAACCCTTCCTGTCGCTACTTTTGAATACATCAGATACCCGATACAGGAAGGTGATAAAGGGGTGACCGTGGCTGCTGATGTCTCGCTGCGAGGGGTATCAGGCTTGGGGACCGGGATTGCCAGCAGGTCGTTAACGCTATCACTGGTTCCGCTGTTCTTTGTACCTTTATCCAACGTGGGTTGGACGAAGGAGGATCCGAACAAAATAGTGCTATATGGTCCTGATGGCGCCATTTTGAAAACGGCCGACGGGGTCAGTTCAATAACAGTGGAACCGGGAACAATTACGCAGAAAGCAGACGCCATTTACCTCAATGCCAAGGATATTTACTTGGGCGGGGGAACGCTGCACCTTAACGGACCAATAGTGCAGGATCCTGACCAGATGACCAGTACCACGGCTACGTTTATTGGTCCAATGAACGTGACGAAGGATGTAGTGGCCGGTGAGGTCAGCCTCATTGATCACCCGCACTTGGTTAAAGGTGTCGAACCAGGTAGTGCAGATATTCCTTCCGAACCTCCAACACCAGGCGCATAGAGGAGATTTTCATGAGAACTTGGGGCCGCGTCACTGACGAGAACGGAAAAAAAACGTGGGTACTGGTCGAGCCTGATTCTAATGGGGATTTTTCATACGGCTGGCTGACCACACTGATTCAGACGCTGAAGCTTAGCTTGGGTGAATCGCCGTTTTATGCCCAGTACGGCATTCCGGCGCAGCAATCGATAGTTCAGCAGGTTTACCCGGACTTTTACGTCAACATGGTACAGCAGCAGTTCGCCGGGTACTTCGCATCACTGGCAATCTCAAAAGTAGATGGGGCTGCTAACCCCACCTATAAAATTGACGTTATTTTTAAAAATGGAATTAGCTATCAAAAAACGGTGGCTGTTTGATTCGATGTATGATCGGGATAGTCAGTTGCTAATAAAAACAGTATCAGTGTAACTGCCTGTGCGGGTGTTCACTACTTCATTTGTTTTACGAGAACGAATATCAACCTTAATGCCCATAAACAAGTCTGGCTCAGCCATGGACGCCTTAAGAGTGAATGAGGATGGAAGAAGAATATCAAAAGTTAGCGCTTGTTTATCATAAAGATTTGTTGGTCCTAATTTTCCAGAAGCGCTAATGCCACAGTCCACTGGTTTGTACATGTTAAAATTTTTTTTTGTTATAGCAATAGATCTCTGCCTTGAATGGATATGCAGTTATAGATGCAGACTGAAAATCATGTTTTGATTCTGTGTCGCGTGCTCTAGCCTGTGATTCTATTTGTTCAGTACGTATTTTATTTGCTGCATTATTTTCTTCAACTTGTTGTTGCGCATCCCATTTTGAAAGAAATTTGTACTCTAATTTTTTCTGCTGAGACCATCGGCCTCTAGATATAAGAAATCCTTGTTCAGATGTTCCATTTTCATGAGTGACGGTGACTGGGCATTCAGTTGAGTCACCATCGCCAAATTTTACATTACCTGTAGGAGTTATTTTCTGAATTTTATTGATCTCTGTACTATTTAATTCATTGATTATTTTTTCATTAGTTATTTTGTTTGTGTAATTACCAATGCTTAGACAATCAGAAAGATCTGTCCGGTATGCATATGGTACGCATCCTGATGTGATCATTGTTATTAATAGCAGTAATTTTTTCTTCATAAATTATCCTTAGGGGAGAATATGTCTGATCTGCCCATAATCATGACCGAGGCGGGGGCAAAGCCCACGCCGCCAAAAACTATTTTAGCCAGTTTAATTTCTCGTGTCGCTGCAAAGGTACCTGGCTACACCGCAAACCTGCCGCCGGGACTGATTGCCGATATGGCTGGCACAGGAACCGGGGGGATTGCTCTGATTGATCAGGCGCGTGTCGATCTCATCAATTCATGCAGTCCATACGGCGCGAATATCCCGTTGCTGATGCAGTTGGGTAATATCTACGGCGTGCAGCAAGGGGAGGGAACAAACACATCGGTGTATGTGGTGTTCTCTGGTCTACCGGGCTTCCCTATCCCGAAGGGATTCACTGTGAGCGATGGCAACAATCAGTATGCCGTAGTGCGCGATACCGTCATCCCTTCGAGCGGTCAAACCGAGCCAGTCTATTGCCTGGCGATTTCTCCCAACTCCTGGGCTGTTCCTGAAGGTACCGTTACCCAAATAATCACGTCGGTACCGAAGGACTACAACGTTACCTGCACCAACCTGACCACGGGCCTGCCGGGACTGGAGGCGCAGTCCTATGCTTCGTACCGGGCGCAGGTTATGCAGTCAGGCATGTCGACTGCACAGGGCGTACCGGATTTCTTTCGCATGATGGTACAAGCGGTCGATGGGGTACAAGCAAACCTGGTTTCGTTCCGACAGCCAGCAGCCGGGAAATGGGTGGCGGTGGTCGGTGGTGGTGACCCGTACGAGGTGGCCTACGCCATTTATAAAGCAGTTCCGGACATTTCGACACTGACGAATGATGTCAGCAATCCCTCCGGTGCAGAGGTGGAGAAAAAGACGGTACAGATTGACTCTTACCCCGACAGCTACCAGCTGCCGTTTGTCGTACCGACATCTCAGGCTGCTTCGGTCTTCATCACCTGGAGTACGGCATCAACGAAATATATCGACCCGGCCGGTATGTCCAAAGCAGTGCAGCAGAACGTTGTCGACTATATCAACGGCATTGCAGTAGGGCAGCCAATCAACATCCTCCAGATTCAGGAGATTTTCCTCGAGTCTGTGCAGGGACTCGTCCCGCCATCGTTGGTATCGATGATCGATATTCAGGTTGGTATCAACGGGACCATTGTTCCGCCTGAGACGGGTTCTTCGCTGGTGTATGGCGATACGTACTCCTACTTCACCACTTCAACCGCCCAGATTCAGGTAGAGAAATATGGAAGCACCAGTTGACACAATAATCCCCGCTTACTGCTTCAAACAGTTCAGGGACGATGAGAATGTCGTGGCGTTCTTCGATGCTTACAACGAAATGGCCCAGGAATATCTTGATGATTTCAACTCGTTGAGCCTGCCTTACTGGCCTTCTCCTGCATTATCCGGAAAGCTGCTCGATTGGGTTGTCGCCGGGATTTATGGGGAAACACGTCCGTTATTGCAGGTATCTCAGGAAGCGATAGCTAAGGGGGCTTATAACACCATTGACTACAACACGATCCCCTATGCCGGGATGAAAAACTTCGTGCCAGGCGCGACGACCTATGTAGTCGATGATTACTTCAAGCGGATCCTGACCTGGAATTTTTATAAAGCCGACGGTTTTCAGTTCAATCTGGACTGGTTGAAAAGGCGCATCGCACGCTTTCTCTGTGGTCCGAATGGCATTGATCCTCCCGTAACTAACACCTTTGATATTTCTGTCGTTCCGAACAACGGTGTATTCGTGATTATCCTTCCTGATTCAACTGACAGCGTCGGGGTTTTTCTGAAAGAGGCAATAGAGCAGGGGATCGTAAAGCTGCCGTTTATTTACAGCTTCACTGTCGATTTCTCTGTTTAATTTCCTGTCACTAAGAATGGTGAAAAAATGATATTGGGATTTGGTAATAACGTGGTTTCTGCTCTGGCATCCGATATTACATCAAGCCAGACAACCATCCCTGTTCTACCTGGTGGAGGGGCAATGTTCGCGGCGCTGCTCACTTCCGATTTCAGCAACAAATCGACTACGTTGAAAAATTACGCAAAGATTACGCTGACAGACTCTGGCGAAACTGCATTCGAAATCTGTCATTTGACCGCGGTGAGTGGTGATAATTTAACGGTTATTCGTGGGCAGGAAGGCACGGTTGCGAAGGGATGGGCGTTAAAAGATGTGATAGCCAACTTTGCCACTCGTGGCTCGGAAAATGGCTTCGTCCAGGTTGCAGAGGTCCAAAGTGGTTTCTATACATCGGGCACAGCCGGGGGCTCTGCTAAT